TCATTTGTCGATTTCAATTTTGTCCCATTCCCGTCCACGGCTGTCCCTATACCGCGCTGCCATTGAATCTGATTTATGCCCGAGAAGACGTTGAGCAAACTTATCGCCAATCTGGTTCCGGTATAGCCTCGCCGACAGGCTACGCAGTTCATGGAATGTTGGCGGGTCTCCATCAAATGAGAGCCCAGATGCATTTCTCGCCTTTGTAAAATACTTCGATACTGTTTTCGGGGAAAGTGGTTCGTGATGCGTTGATGCAATTATTGTTTCACTGCCGCTGGCCTTCCTGCATTTCTGTAGTGTATCAGCCAATGAGATATTGAGCGCGTCAATCCTTAGCGTCAGCGGAATGGCGAGCTTAGCCCCTGTTTTACCCTGTTCAATGTGAAGATAGTTGTCGTTTATGTCTGACCATTTCATTCTGCACAAATCGCCGACTCTCTGCCCTGTAACGACAGCCAAATCCATCGCCAGTCTTAGCCAGATTGGGAGAGGTTCGGCTGCATGGTAAATCTCGACATACTCATTAGCTGTCAGCCTTGAGCGCCTTACTTCTGACTTTGCTGTGCGGGTTGCTGTTACCGGATTCGTTGCTACATGCCCCTCGGCTATTGCCTCACGAAAAACGTCAACAAGGGTTGACCTGATTAATTTTGCGGAAGCCGCTTTACCTTCTGCTACGTAGGTGTTTAGCATTGCTGCCACCTCTTTCGTTGATATGTCAGCGAGCGGTTTGTCCGGCAATTTTCTTCGGATTGCCCTGATTTTGCTGGCGTAGTCGAGTAGAGTTTTCGGCCTGATACCCCTCTCGCTGAGGATTGTTTCATATCGGTCAAGCCACGCATGAAGAGTGATTGCGTCAGCGCCTTTAATTCTGTCTATCAGTGACTCACGCCTGTTCCCGGATAGCAACTCAATATTGGCCTGTATAGCTTCAGTGATTGCTATGCGTCTGTCTCGGCCTAATCCGAACTCTTTACCCGTCCTTGGGTCCCTGTAGCAGTAATATCCATTGTTTCTTATATAAAGGTTAGGGGGTAAATCCCGGCGCTCATGACTTCGCCTTCTTCCCATTTCTGATCCTCTTCAAAAGGCTACCTGTTACTGGTCGATTTAAGTCAACCTTTACCGCTGACTCGTGGAACAGATACTCTCTTCCATCCTTAACCGGAGGAGGGAATATCCTGCATTCGCGCACCCATCGACGAACTGTTTCAAGGCTTCTTGGGCGTCGCTGGCGTGCGTTCCACTCCTGAAGTGTCAAGTACATCGCAAAGTCTCCGCAATTACACGCAAGAAAAAACCGCCATCAGGCGGCTTGGTGTTCTTTCAGTTCTTCAATTCGAATATTGGTTATGTCTGCATGTGCTATCTGCGCCCATATCATCCAGTGGTCATAGCAGTCGTTGATGTTCTCCGCTTCGATAACTCTGTTGAATGGCTCTCCATTCCATTCACCTGTGACTCGGAAGTGCATTTATCATCTCCATAAAACAAAACTCGCCGTAGCGAGTTCAGATAAAAGAAATCCCCGCGAGTTCGAGGATTGTTATTCATTGCCGATATTCACCTTTATCGCGAACACCTTTACCGGTTTATCGCCAAAGTGTGGATGTGTGATTGTCTTCACTTCATATCCGTCATACGGAACATCAATTCTTCGGCTGGAATCGTCGCGCTTCGGATATCCCTTTGTGATAATCAGTCGGTCATACTCGCGGAACATAATTCGCTTATTCCAGTAGTCATTACACAGGCGATACTCTTCCGTTTTCTCTCCACGAATTATGGCATCGAAGTATTCACCTTTAACGGCTAGTTGCAGGTTAGCCACGGTTAACCTCCTGCGGAGGTTCCGGTAGCGGCATCCAATTGATTACATCGCATTCAGGGATGCTGATATCATCACCAAGCCACCCTTGACCTTCAGACCAGCATTGCACGTAATACCCGTATTTTGTGTTCACTACGCACCACTGCGCGTCGTTCGGCGTCCGCTCACTACAGCTTATCCAACCATCCGGAGTTACCGGAGAGTTGCCCGATAGCTGGTTCAACTTGTAAGTTTGGCTTACAGGTTCGGCTTTCAGTTCTGCTATGCGCTTTTTTGCTGCTTCCAGCTCAACGCGCAGCCTCCCAACCGTAAGCGCAATATCCTCGTTCTCCTGGTCGCGGCGTTTGATGTATTGCTGGTTTCTTTCCCGTTCATCCAGTAGTGCCAGCACGGTAGCTGGACTGGCTGCTGCGATGAATTCAGCATTGGCCTGCTGTTCCATTTGGAAATCTTCATCGAAACCGCTTTCAGGATGCGCTCCTTCAATTCTGCAAATGGGAATATATCCAACAACTTCACGATGAATTAGCGCATCACCAGCATCAAATCTCTCCTCTCCATATTCGAGCGACCACACACCACACGTTGCTTTCTCTGCCTTTTCACGCAGTGCCTGATAGTTAATTTCGCTCACTGGTTGCCTCCTTTGCGAAGCTCTGCGGCGAAATATACAGCTGCGGAAACAATAGCTGCATGTCGGCATTCACCATCAGAAAATAAAGAATCTCCCTTAAGTGCATTGACGATACTCTGATGATTTTTTGCCAGCATCTCCACGCCCTGCGCCCGTACTTCAGCCAGAAAAGCATCGGTGGCTGGCATATTTCCTGTTGCCTTCATGGCCTCCAAAATAACCAGAACGCCATCTCGCCCAACCACCTCAGCGATAACCTCGGTGTTGTCGCCAACAACATCGCAGAATGCCTGAACTGCCTTACGAGCCAGCTCATTCTCCGCCGCAAGCGCCGAAAACTTCTCGTGTGCCAACTTAACAACTGCATCAGCCTGCTTAATTGACTCAATCGCTCTCTGCTGGTCTTCGGACAGAGCCGAAATCTTGGCCTCCGCTTCAGCAAATTTACGCACCAGATATTCAGCGTTTGTTTCGTTAACCTTTAAATCTCGTGGTATGCATTTACCTTTCAGAAATCCATCCATCTCAATTAGTGACATTAGTTTCATTTCTTCCCACTCCGCCACATCGCATTCAGATATTTGTTTTGATTCACTGATGGAAAAGAATTTCTCTTAAGCAATTCCTCTCTCGATGGCATTGGTTTTACGCGTTGGCGAATAATCATTTCTGCCGGAAGAATGCCGGGATTGTATGCAAGTCCTCTCATGGTAAATTCCTCAGTCATTACTGATAGCGCCATAGCGTGAGCGGTAATTACGCAGGCGCGGGTCGATATATTCAGGGAAGTGGGTATATGTGGCTTTGCGGAATGGTCGGATTGATGTCTGGTAAATTCGCTCTCGTTCTTCTTTCTCTGCAAGCCATATACAGTGGCGAAATTCCTTTTCCTCTTTCGTTTCCTGCGGTAGCGACATTATCAGGTCGTAGTTTTTTCTGAATTTATCCAGCACCTCCGATACGGAATTGCCGGAACAGCGGCGCGCGTCGTCCGCACCATACAGAGGCGCTGGCATGGTTTTCTCCTGTTGATTATTTAGCTAACTTTTTCCAGATCGCTGAAACGTATTTGGCTTGGTGAATGGCATCATCAAGCGCGTTGTGGCGAGTTCCTTTGAATGGCATATCTCGCTTAGGGTCGAATCCTATTACCTTCCCAAGTTCGACGATTGTTCTTACGTCGCGGTCATTCCACCACTGCCACGGAACTGGCTGCCCTGTCAGCGAATAACTGTTGCGGAGAATAACGCAGTCAAATGATGCTCCATTCCCCCAAACCTGAACGAGTTTGTGGTTGGCGTTCTTTATGATGAATTCAGATAACCATGAAAGAGCCGTTGAAAGCTCTTGAGTGTTGCTGGTTAGCGATTTTCTGGCTTCTTCACTCTGTTCCATCCACCATAAAATCGTTGAAGCGTCAGGACGCGCCCGATATCGCATTGATGACTCAAGCGAGATATTTACCGAGAACTCTTCTCCTGTTTCTCCGGTATTCGGGTCAAAGAATACCGCCCCAATAGAAATAACTGGCGCGTATGGCCCGTTGCCCATTGTTTCAAGGTCAACCATCAAGTGATTCATGTAAGTCCTTAAATTGCGTGAATAGCGTGACGAGGGAAGGGGAGAGTTACTGGTGCAAAGGGGATATCGTCGTCAAAATCCATCGGAGGTTCGTTGTGTTGTGCTGGTGATGATTGCTGCTGTGGCTTCTGTGATTGCCTGCTGGCTGCTTGTTGTTTGCTGTCGCCAATGCCGCCAAGCATTTGCATCACGCCATTAATTCCGACATGAACCTCGGTTGTGTAACGGTCTTGCCCTGACTGGTCTTTCCACTTTCTGGTTCTCAGCATTCCCTCGAAATAAATCTGATCACCTTTTTTCACATACTGCCCCACGACCTCAGCCAGTTTCCCGGATACAGCAACACGATGCCATTCAGTCAATTCCTTTTGCTCGCCAGTATTTTTATCTCGCCATTGTTCTGACGTGGCTATTGTCAGGTTAGCGAACGCTGTTCCTGATGGTGAGTATCGAACTTCCGGGTCTTGTCCTACCCGACCAAGGATAATCACCTTATTTACGCCTCTGCTTGCCATTTATGCCGCCTGTTTTAGTTCGTTAACTCTGATGTTCATTACCTGAACGCATTTAGCCTGCGCCTCCTCGTTGCCAGACATTAATTGCCAGTCACGCTGATAACGCTCGATGAGTTTTTTCTTGTCAGTTTCTGTCGCTGCATAATCGCTGAAGTCTTTCAGGATTTGTTCGCAGTCAACCGATGGAGATTTCTGGTTGGTATTTTCTGGTGATGGTTGATTGCCAGATGCTGGCATTGCCCATCCCGGCAGCGATGGAGGGAGCCAGTAAAATCCTGTTCCATCCTTCAGTTTTGCCCTGTGCCACCCCTGCTTTTTATCGAGAGATGTTTGTGCGAAACCTTCCTCAAGGTTATACAGATACCGACCGATTCCCCACTGAACGGCAGCGCGCTTCATTGCACCGGAACGACCACCTTTGACGGCTTCTACCTGCGTGTTTTCAGCTGCATCCCATTTGGTTACCCATTCGGAATCAATCTTTATTGATATGCCGCATTCAACGCCGCCGTTGTTGGGAATATCGCGGTATTCATTACGCCATCCTGCTTTGCCGCAAACATCGTCCAGGCGTTTCATGATTGCCCGGTTCGTGACATAAGCCAGCACCATAGCCCACACTTTGCCATCGCGTGTTTTACCGCTTTGCTGTATTCGCCATTCGATATCTTCAGGGCTGAATGGCTCATCGAATTTATTCAAATCCATAATTCACCTCAGAATGGACACGGCCCAAGTAAATAACGCTGATTTAATACTTCGGTCTTTGCCGCATTTAAAAATACGCGAACACCTTCACGATCTCCCTTCTGGCGATACATTAACGCCTGCTGCGTGTACATGCGTCTCTGTAACTTGCTCTCCTTCACTGTGGTTGCAAGTGACATGAATATCTCCTTCGTTACCGATTAATTCTTTCATCTGACGAATGAATTCTTCGTCTGACCAGTTATCTGTAAAACTCATTTCCTGCGATACCACGGAAGGTTGATAGCTGATTTCATCGCTTTATTTGCTTCAATCCACATTTTTGAATCACCAATAAATCTGGCTATTACTGCTTTGTTCTGTGCTGCACGAAGCATCTGGTGATTGATGGCTATTTCATTGCGCATAACGCCTCCAGTTGTTTCTTTACTGCTCTGATTAATTGTTTAACTCGGCGTGATAATTCAGATTCGTGCGGGTAGAAAGCGGACATGACGCCGCTACCCGCGAGCTGAAAGTGCATCATGGGTAACTCCTTATATTTGATTGCATAACGAAAACGCCTCGAGTGAAGCGTTATTGGTATGCGGTAAAGCCGCGCTTAGGCGGCTGATGTTTCTTCTTTCAGGCTTTCGAGATATTTACGTGGGTCGTCGTAACATTGGCATTCGCTGTACCAATCCACCCAGCGATCAGTAAGCCCCATCTCTGATAAATCTTCATCGGTAAGGCTCTCATCCCACATCTCAAGGCCGTTAGCATTGCAGTAATCAGGCTTGATGTTGTTGTCATACTGAAAGGCGTCATAATCAGCCAGTGCGTCCATCAGGCGAACACCCTCTTCAACACTTGCCACTTCTACAATGAACGGCTTCATAGGTACTTGCGGGATATGCCAGACACGTAATTTCATATATCCTCCGTCAAAAAAATTGCCCTCACATTGGAGGGCAAAGAAGATTTCCAATAATCAGAACAAGTCGGCTCCTGTTTAGTTACGAGCGACATTGCTCCGTGTATTCACTCGTTGGAATGAATACACAGTGCAGTGTTTATTCTGTTATTTATGCCAAAAATAAAGGCCACTATCAGGCAGCTTTGTTGTTCTGTTTACCAAGTTCTCTGGCAATCATTGCCGTCGTTCGTATTGTCCACTCCATTGATTCTTATCAATAGTCGTAGTCATACGGATAGTCCTGGTATTGTTCCATCACATCCTGAGGATGCTCTTCGAACTCTTCAAATTCTTCTTCCATATCTCACCTCAAATAAGTGGTTTGCTGCCAAAACAATGAACCATCCGGAAATTCCAGATAGTTCATAATTCACTCTTCAATACTTCCAACTTACTAATCGCCGATAGATATCCGCGCTGATAGGGCATCATCATTCCTTCGAGCTTGCCACTTCTTAACTCATCCCTGAGCAATTGTATTGCTTGATCAATAACCTCTGCCTTAGCGTCCTTTATGGCTTGCTTTCGGGGCTTTGCTTTCTGCTTTGGCAGATTTCTCAAGCATGATGGTATGTATGTCTGATTCATCACTTACCTCGCTGTAACCTGCTTACTTGTACGATGACCAGCTGCGAAAAGCGCAACTTCTGGCAGGCAGACAGTACCACCTTCAACTTCCTTCTGAAGCGTTCCGGCAAGCGAAATGGCTTTTGTTACGCGTGTACTGCATGTGCTATTTGCTACCCGGCGCGAAAGAGAAGCGTCCTGCATTGCCTGCTCACGTTGAGCCTGTCTGCGTGCTCTGCGGCGATTTCTGGCGTTATCGTCAGCCAGATATGTAATGACTACTGTCATGTTGACCTCCGATGATTGACTTTGGCGGTGACGCGCCGGGTGCTTATCTTCCGGTTGCCGTCGTGCAGCTGCACTTCACGTCACCCCAAAGCCAACTACTCTTTGGTTCCCGCATTTCGGCGGGACAATCCCATCAATGTTAAAGAGCCTGCCAATCTGTTCCGTTTGGCTTCCAGCGTCCTGCTGATGGCTAAAGAATACTGTAGGTATTTTATTGTGTAAATACCCAAGGTATTTATTTTTGGTGAAATAATGATAAGCAAATGAATACAAAGGATATTTATTTTTTCGGTGTCTGCTTGTTCAGTGCTTTTTATGCGGGATATGTGAAGTGGATCCCGATAGCTATTGCTGCCGGGATTATAGGTTAGTCAGCGAAGGTTAAGACGAGAATTACCTTAATGATGTCTGCTACAACAGACACGGCCATAGATAAACCAAAGACGATCCAAGCCACAGTGATGTCTTCACTACCATCGTATAGAGTTCCGTAATCACTGGTGTAAGGCGTAAATGTCGCGCCTTGATACAATAGGTATAAGCTTGATCCATAGAGGATAAATGCAGATATCCCTTGTATTGCTATGATCACCAGAATCATGAAACGAGCTGATCTATGCGCCCAAGCCTGGCTTATTTTTTCTGATAGAGATTTCGCAATAAAAGCATGCGCTAAGCCGTAAATTGTCGAGATTGCCAACATCCCAAAAAAGCTTGCTATAGCGGTTCCAACCATAAGCTCCCCTTGCGTGATCAAACCAGCCTTAGTTTTGTCTCAATTGCAACGCCTATAATCTTGCAGTTTCCATTGATTGGCACGAGAGGCCATGCAGGATTAAGTCCCTTGAGGTATTTATTTCCGCCGTCGATTATCAGCTTCTTGAATGTTGCTTCGTTAGAGTCAGAAAGTTTTGCTATGACCAAGCTGCCGTTGATCGCCTCCCTTCCGGTATCGAAAAGAACGAATGTTCCCTCTGGGATGCTTAACCCAACCGGTGCCGTCATTGAATCACCTTCCACTTTAAGCCAGAACGCATTACCTTGAATATGCGCGTCAGACTCAAGCCAAACATCTATGTCTTTAATGGTGTATGGTTCGCATGCTTCACACCACGAGCCAGCCTGGATACTGCTTAACACCGGATACCTCTTTCCTGCTCTGTATTCCCCTGCATACCTTACGTTGGCATCGCTCTTAAGGCTTTCTGCCTGTTCTGCAACCTTGGCAGCAATTGACTGGCTAAAATCAGCAATTGAGACTTGCAACAAACGTGCAAAACCAGATGCGACCTCAACGTTTAGCGCGTTTCTGCCATTAAGATAATGCCCTACCGCTCCTTGGGTGATACCCAGTTCATCAGCGATTGAGTATTGGGTTATTCCCAATTCTTTCTTTTTTGACTCATACAAAGCCTTAAGCCGCTTAGCGTCTTCGAGCTGTTCTGTCGTCAGTGATTTTTTATTTTCCATAGCTTAATTCTAATAGCTAAGGTACTTAAATTAAAAATACCCTGAGTATTGATTGTTTTGAATACCTGTAGTATTCTTTGTTCATGGTTAATAACGGAGAGTGCATATGATTCGAATGACACTTGCCGATTACGCCAAAATCCATGGACAGGCTAAAGCAGCCAGTGACTTTGGTGTAATCCAGTGCGCTATCAGCAAGGCCATTCTGGCAGGCCGTAACATCATGGTTACGGTAAAGCCTGATGGCAGTGTGATTGGAGAGGAAGTTCGTCCTTTCCCAAGCAACAAGAAAAACAAATAGTAACACCGCTCTTTAACAGTCATGGTCCTCATTCCCGCCGAAATGCGGGAATACAACGCGCATAAGTTGATGCGCATAACTTCTTATTAGTTAAGGAAATACTTACATATGCAACTTACAAGTACTCGCAAGAAAGCGAATGCAATTACAAGCAACATCCTGAATCGAATTGCTGTACGTGGTCAGCGAAAGGTTGCCGACGCGTTAGGGATTAATGAATCGCAAATTTCGCGATGGAAAGACAGCTTCATCCCCAAAATGGGAATGCTTCTTGCTGTTCTTGAATGGGGTGTTGAAGACGAGGAGTTGGCGGAACTGGCTAAGAAAGTAGCCAGAATGCTGACAAAAGAAAAAGCCCCGAAGAACGGCGAATTCTTCGAGGCCTGATGTAGAAAGACTGGATCAATCCACAGGAGTAATTATGACAAAACGTCGTAAGAAATACCAGGAAAAAGAAGAGATTCGACACCCTGATTCACCTGAGGGATTAGTGGTAGCCGCAGCAAATAACAGGGCGTTCGCAGAGCGCCTTGTTGGTGTTTACAGACTAGCCAAAGCAGGAGTGAAACATGGGCGTCGTTAAGTTAGCTGATTACAGGCCTCAACTTGAGGTCGTGGAGCATCGCGTGGCAGATACCGAAGATGGTTTCATGCGCGTTGCTAACGAGATTACCGACAGTCTGCTGATGGCTGATTTAACCGTCCGGCAGTTGAAGGTGATGCTCGCTATCATGCGCAAGACATACGGATTCAATAAGCCGATGGATCGACTCACAAACACGCAGATAGCAGCCATGACAGGTATTCATCACACTCATGTTTGCGCTGCCAAGCGCCAGCTTATCGAGCGTAAATTCCTCATTGCTGATGGCGTGAAAATCGGAGTGAACAAGGTGGTTTCTCAGTGGATTAGCCAGGACAGCTTAACATTAGCTAAAACAGCTAATAAAACATTAGCCAAGTCGGCTAATGGGTATAAGCCAAGTCAGCTAAACACAAAAGACAATATACAAAAGACAATAAATACAAATACCCCCTTACCCCCTAACGGGGGTGGCGATGGGCAGGTTAAACCTGAACGTCGCAAGGCAGAACGAATCGACTACGAATCCTTCCTGAACGCCTACAACACCGAAGTCGGTGACAGACTGCCACACGCTGTTGCGGTCAACGAGAAACGCAAACGCCGCCTGAAGAAAATCATCCCGCAACTGAAAACGCCAAACGTGGACGGTTTCAGAGCGTATGTCAGGGCGTTTGTGCATCAGGCCAAGCCGTTTTACTTCGGAGACAACGACACGGGCTGGACAGCTGATTTTGATTACCTGCTGAGGGAAGATTCGTTAACTGGAGTACGGGAAGGGAAGTTTGCAGACAGGGGGATTGCATGAGACAGGATATCGAAGCGAGCGTTATCGGTGGCCTGCTGATTGGTGGATTAACACCAACCGCCAGCGACGTTCTGGCAACGCTGGAGCCGGAAGCGTTTTCAATTCCGCTCTACCGGAAAGCCTTCGAGGTTATCCGCAAGCAGGCGAGAAACAGAAACCTAATCGATGCGCTGATGGTTGCCGAGGCGTGCGGAGAGGAGCATTTCACGTCAATCCTGATGACCAGCAAAAACTGCCCGAGTGCCGCAAACCTGAAGGGATATGCCGGAATGGTCGCGGATAACTATCACCGCCGTCTGGTGCTGGAAATCATGGATGAAATGCGTGAACCAATTCAGAGCGGAACCATCGACGCATCGAGTCAGGCGATGGATGAACTTGTAAAGCGTCTTTCAGCCATCAGAAAGCCCCGTGACGAGGTTAAACCTGTACGGTTAGGGGAAATCATTACTGACTACACTGACACGCTTGACAGGCGTCTGAGGAACGGAGAAGAGTCAGATACCCTGAAGACCGGAATCGAAGAACTTGATGCCATCACCGGAGGGATGAACGCGGAAGACCTGGTGATAATCGCTGCTCGTCCTGGTATGGGGAAAACCGAACTGGCGCTGAAGATTGCCGAAGGCGTTGCAAGCCGCGTTATTCCTGGTTCTGACGTCCGGCGCGGAGTATTGATTTTCTCAATGGAAATGAGCGCATTGCAGATTGCAGAGCGAAGCATTGCCAACGCCGGGAGGATGTCGGTTAGCGTACTGCGAAATCCTGCATCAATGGATGACGAGGGCTGGGCACGTGTTGCTAACGGCATGAGTCAGCTTGCAGATTTGGATGTATGGGTAGTCGATGCCTCGCGGTTATCGGTCGAAGAAATACGCTCAATCGCAGAACGGCACAAACAGGAAAATCCAAACCTCTCACTCATCATGGCGGATTATCTTGGCCTGATTGAGAAGCCGAAAGCAGACCGCAACGACCTCGCAATTGCTCACATCTCAGGAAGCCTGAAGGCGATGGCGAAAGACTTGAAAACGCCTGTTATCTCCCTGAGTCAGCTTTCGCGCGATGTTGAGAAGCGACCAAACAAACGCCCGACAAACGCAGATTTGCGTGATTCAGGAAGCATTGAGCAGGACGCAGACTCAATCATCATGCTCTATCGGGAAGCGGTATATGACGAGAACAGTAGCGCCGCGCCATTTGCTGAAATCATCGTGACGAAAAACCGTTTTGGCTCACTTGGTACGGTTTACCAGCGGTTCTGCAACGGACACTTTGTTGCATGCGACCAGGATGAAGCCAGGCAGATTTGCACAGCATCAAATGCACCCGCTGCACGTGGCAGACGATATGCACAAGGGGCTGACGTATGACCATCTACATCACTGAGCTAATAAAAGGCCTGCTGGTAATCGCAGGCCTTTTTATTTGGGGGAGAGTAAATCGTGGCTGAGTTTATGCTCGTCGCACTCAAATGCGTTGGCGTTGGATGGATTCTTCTGACGTTTTTTATTGTTCTGCATAGCTACATTCGTCTTGTGAATGACGGTAAAGACCCATGGTATACGTTGTTTGGCGCTGCATTTGTCTGGGTGATTATCGGTGTTATGCCTGTCGCTGTAGCAAAAATGGCGTGGCGTTTTGTGAGTTGAACTGAGGGTAAGTATCGATGGACGAATCAAGAAAGCAGTTTGAGGAATACGTTGCCAAAAAATTGAGATTACCATTCGAGATGATAACCGAGGCAAGAAATGGTGATAGGTACTTTGCATTTTCAAGCATGGATATTCGTCACTCCTTAAATGAGTGGTGGACTTTATGGCAGGCATCGCGAGCAGCTATTGAAATTGAGTTGCCTGTATGGTTTGTCAGTGATGCTATTGCTGTGTACGACCGTGACGATATCGATGAATCCATCCGCGCTGCTGGAATCAAAGTGAAGGAGTGAGTATATGTCATTTATCAAATTAACCATGCGATGCAGCATCTATCAGCCACCAAGCACAAGCGCGATAGAAAGCACCAGAAGTGCATATGAGCCCTTGTACGTTAACTCTGACAACATCGAAACCCTATTTGATGCCGGATTTACGATTGTAAGAATGGCAAGTGGTGAGCGGTTCGATGTTATTGAGAAACCAGAAGCTATTTTGGCGTTAATTAATCCATGCGTGCAGAAGGTGAGCCATGAGGAAACTAACGTTTGAACTAAGAAGCCCCATCCATCAGCAGAACGCCATTCAAGCCATCCAGCAAATCCTTCCAGACCCAACCAAACCAATCGTAGTAACCATTCAGGAACGCAACCGCAGCTTAGACCAGAATCGAAAGCTTTGGGCTTGCCTTGGTGACGTCTCTCGTCAGGTTGAATGGCATGGTCGCTGGCTGGATGCAGAAAGCTGGAAGTGTGTGTTTACCGCAGCATTAAAGCAGCAGGACGTTGTTCCTAACCTTGCCGGGAATGGCTTTGTGGTAATAGGCCAGTCAACAAGCAGGATGCGTGTAAGCGAATTTGCGGAGCTATTAGAGCTTATACAGGCATTCGGTACAGAGCGTGGCGTTAAGTGGTCAGACGAAGCTCGACTGGCTCTCGAATGGAAAGCGCGATGGGGAGATCGGGCAGCATGACTATCAAATCAAATACGCCAGCACACGACAAGGACTGCTGGCAAACGCCGCTTTGGCTTTTTGATGCACTGGATATTGAGTTTGGATTCTGGCTGGATTCGGCAGCGAGCGACAAAAATGCTCTGTGTGCTCACTGGCTAACTGAGGCCGACGACGCGCTAAATTCTGAGTGGATAAGCCACGGGCAATCTGGAATAACCCACCGTACAGCAATATCAGGCCGTGGGTGGAAAAAGCCGCTGAGCAGTGCATACAACAGCGACAGACGGTAGTTATGCTTGTGCCAGAGGATATGTCAGTCGGATGGTTCAGCAAGGCTCTGGAGAGTGTCGACGAAGTTCGCATTATCACTGATGGACGGATTAATTTTATCGAACCATCGACAGGGCTGGAGAAGAAGGGAAACAGCAAAGGCTCCATGCTGCTGATTTGGCGACCGTTCATCAGTCCTCGACGGATGTTTACTACCGTATCCAAAGCGGCATTGATGGCGATCGGGCAGGGCGTCAGGAGGGCGGCATGAGGCGACAGCGACGAAGTTTCACCGACATCATCTGCGAAAACTGCAAATACCTTCCAACGAAACGCTCCAGAAATAAACGCAAGCCAATCCCAAAAGAATCTGACGTAAAAACCTTCAATTACACAGCTCACCTGTGGGATATCCGGTGGCTAAGATATCGTGCGAGGAAATGACAATGGATTATTCACAGTTAAGTGATTTTGAAATTAACAAGCGAGTATTTAAAGCGATAGTTGGGGCAAAACCATTAGGTTATCCGCACAACGCAGATGGACGGTCTGTTGGCAATGAAGTAAATGGTAATTATCGATGGTACGACTACTGCAATAACCCAGCAGATGCATGGCCTGTAATTGCAAAACATCAGATCAGCATATGTGCATACGAAAGAAATAATCCTGGAATGAAGAATGAATATTGGTGGGAGGCGGATAGATTTTGTGAATTTATTACCATAGACAACAACCCACTCCGCGCCGCCATGATTGTATTTCTCATGATGCAGGACGCCAATAATGCTTAGCCCATCCCAATCCATTCAATACCAGAAAGAAAGCGTCGAGCGGGCTTTAACGTGCGCTAACTGCGGTCAGAAGCTGCATGTGCTGGAAGTTCACGTGTGTGAGCACTGCTGTGCAGAACTGATGAGCGATCCGAATAGCTCAATGTACGAGGAAGAAGACGATGAGTGAGTTAATGAATGGCAATGCCATCAAAATGACAAGCATTGAAATCGCTGAGTTGGTGGGAAGTCGTCATGACAAGGTGAAACAATCTATTGAACGACTGGCGGCTCGAGGTGTGATCCGAAATCCCCCAATGGTGGTTTTCGAAAAAAATCAATAACTTAGGATTACTTCGTGGCGTAGAGGCTTACGTTTTTGAGGGCGAACAAGGTAAGCGAGACAGCATTATTGTCGTCGCTCAGTTGTCGCCGGAATTCACCGCTCGTCTTGTTGACCGTTGGCGAGAGCTTGAAGAAGCTGCGGTTAATATCCCCAAAACGCTACCAGAAGCGTTGCGCCTTGCTGCTGATCTTGCTGAGCAGAAAATGCAACTGGAAAACCAGCTCGCAATTGCCGCACCTAAAGTTGAGTTTGCCGATCGCGTTGGCGAGGCCAGCGGAATTTTGATTGGAAACTTTGCAAAGGTTGTCGGTATTGGTCCGAACAAACTGTTTGCGTGGATGCGTGATCACAAAATCCTTATTGCTTCAGGTTTCCGGCGAAATGTGCCAATGCAGGAATATATGGATCGCGGTTATTTCACAGTGAAAGAAACAGCGGTCAACACAAATCACGGAATACAGATATCGTTCACCACAAAAATCACCGGGCGTGGTCAACAGTGGCTGACCAGAAAGCTGCTCGATAACGGAATGCTGAAAGTAACAGGGGAGGCTGCTTAATGGCTAACCTACGCAAAGAAGCGCGCGGAAGAGAATGTCAGGTACGTATTTACGGCGTATGCAATGGCAACCCTGAAACTACAGTTCTGGCACATTACCGGATGACTGGAATTTGCGGAACGGGAATGAAGCCTGACGACCTGATCGGCGCATGGGCTTGTAGTGACTGCCACGCGGAGATCGACCGACGCACCCGGATTCTCGACAACAAAGACGCCAGACTTTACCACCTCGAAGGCGTGATCAGGACGCAGGCGATACTGCTGAAGGAGGGGAAGATTAAGTCATGAACGGTAAAAGATATCCAACACAAAAAGAAATCAATGAATTGTATGAATATAATAGCGAAACAGGTTTGTTTATATACAAGAGAAGAGAAAGTGTAAGAGAGTGCTGGAATTCAACATATGCCGGTAAGATTGCTGGTTCTATAGATGAAAAAGGATACGTTCGTATATCTGTAAATAAAAAAGTTTGTCGAGCTCATAGAATCGCATGGATATCCTTTTATGGAAGTGAACCTGATGGGGAAATTGACCACATAAATGGAGTTAAAAGCGATAACAGAATATGCAATTTGCGCGTTGTAGATGATAAACAGAACTCAAGGAACAGAAAAAAGCCTATTAATAATCGCTCTGGAGTAATGGGGGTTGCCTACTATAAGAAGAATAAAAAGTGGGGCGCATATATAAACAGTGATAATAAAAAGATATTTCTTGGATTATACGATGACATATCTCTAGCCGTTAATGCCAGAAAATTGGCGGAATCACGATTGGGGTATCACCATAATCATGGGAGAGGATAAATGGCAGAATACAGATTCACACTTCCGTACCCACCGTCGCTGAACACCTACTGGCGAAGACGGGGAAGCCAATACTACATCAGCGATAAAGGCCAGAAATACCGAAAAGACGTTCAGCAAATCATCCGCCAACTTAAGTTAGACATTTTCACCAAATCACGACTCCGCATCAAAGTCATCGCAGACGTTCCAGACTCCCGCCGCCGCGACCTCGACAATATCCTGAAAGGTTTACTCGACTCCCTTATCCACGCCGGATTTGCGGAAGACGACGAGCAATTCGATGACATTCGCGTAATTCGTGGCGTGAAAGTACCAGGCGGAAGGCTTGGAATAAAAATCACCGAACTGGAGAACGTATGAACGCCACAATTCAAACGATACCGGAGCTTCTTATCCAGACACGAGGCAATCAGACCGAAGTGGCGAGGATGCTTTCCTGCGCAAGAGGAACAGTGCTCAAGTACAACAGAGACAGCAAAGGTGAGCGTCACGTAATAGTTAACGGCGTCCTGATGGTCAAACAGGGCAAGAGGGGAAGACCATGAGACTCGAAAGCGTAGCTAAATTTCATTCGCCAAAAAGCCCAATGATGAGCGACTCAGCACGGGCCACGGCTTCTGACTCTCTTTCCGGTACTGATGTGATGGCTGCTATGGGGATGGCGCAATCACAAGCCGGATTCGGAATGGCTGCATTCTGTGGTAAGCACGAACTCAGCCAGAACGACAAACAAAAGGCTATCAACTATCTGATGCAATTTGCACACAAGGTATCGGGGAAATACCGTGGTGTGGCAAAGCTCGAAGGAAATACTAAGGCAAAGGTGCTGCAAGTGCTCGCAACATTCGCTTATGCGGATTATTGCCGTAGTGCCGCGACGCCGGGCGCAAGATGCAGAGATTGCCACGGTACAGGTCGTGCGGTTGATATAGCAAAAACAGAGCAGTGGGGGAGAGTTGTCGAGAAAGAGTGCGGAAGATGCAAAGGCGTCGGCTATTCAAGAATGCCAGCAAGCGCTGCATATCGCGCTGTAACGATGCTAATCCCAAACCTTACTCAACCCACCTGGTCACGCACTGTTAAGCCACTGTATGACGCTCTGGTGGTGCAATGCCACAAAGAAGAGTCAATCGCAGACAATATCTTGAATGCGGTCACACGTTAGCAGCATGATTGCCACGGATGGCAACATATTAACGGCATAATATTGACTTTTTGAATAAAGTTGGGTAAATTTGACCTAACGATGGATAAATGCACTCTTTAAATAAAGCCCTGAGTTAATAGCTCGGGCTTTTTGCGTTTTAATCACGACCTTTCTGAAAGCACATCAAGCCAAATACCAGACAGACAAAAATAATCACCTTATCCGCTGTGGCTACGGTGCGGTGTGCTTTGCATAAAAGAAAACCAGCGCAATGGCTGGCTTCGTGAAAGCGGGTGGCAAGAGGTTGCGCTAACAACCTCCTGCCGTTTTGCCCGTGCATATCGGTCACGAACAAATCTGATTACTAAACACAGTAGCCTGGATTTGTTCTATCAGTAATCGACCTTATTCCTAATTAAATAGAGCAAATCCCCTTATTGGGGGTAAGACATGAAGATGCCAGAAAAACATGACCTGTTAGCCGCCATTCTCGCGGCAAAGGAACAAGGCATCGGGGCAATCCTTGCGTTTGCAATGGCGTACCTTCGCGGCAGATATAATGGCGGTGCGTTTACAAAAACAGTAATCGACGCAACGATGTGCGCCATTATCGCCTGGTTCATTCGTGACCTTCTCGACTTCGCCGGACTAAGTAGCAATCTCGCTTATATAACGAGCGTGTTCATCGGCTACATCGGTACTGACTCGATTGGTTCGCTTATCAAACGCTTCGCTGCTAAAAAAGCCGGAGTAGAAGATGGTGGAAATCAATAATCAACGTAAGGCGTTCCTCGATATGCTGGCGTGGTCAGAGGGAACTGATAACGGACGTCAGAAAACCAGAAATCATGGTTATGACGTCATTGTAGGCGGAGAGCTATTTACCGATTACTCCGATCACCCTCGCAAACTTGTCACGCTAAACCCAAAACTCAAATCAACAGCAGCAGGACGTTACCAGCTTCTTTCCCGTTGGTGGGATGCATACCGTAAGCAGCTTGGGCTGAAAGACTTCTCTCCGAAAAGCCAGGACGCTGTTGCACTACAGCAGATTAAAGAGCGTGGCGCTTTACCGATGATTGATCGCGGTGATATTCGTCAGGCTATCGACCGTTGCAGCAATATCTGGGCTTCACTGCCGGGCGCTGGTTATGGTCAGTTCGAGCATAAGGCTGACAGCCTGATTGTAAAATTCAAAGAAGCAGGCGGAACGGTCAGAGAGATTGAGGTATGAGCAGAGTAACCGCGATTATCTCCGCTCTGGTTATCTGCATCATCGTCTGCCTGTCATGGGCTGTTAATCATTACCGTGATAACGCCATCGCCTACAAAGAACAGCGAGATAAAAAAGTCAGTGAGCTGAAGCAGGCGACCGCCACCATTACTGACATGCAGCAGCGCCAGCGTTCTGCTGATGCACTCGATGCTAAATACACGAAGGAGTTAGCTGATGCGAAAGCTGAAAATGATGCTCTTCGGCGCAAGCTTGATAATGGTGGTCGGGTGTTCGTCAAAGGAAAATGCCCTGTGCCATCCTCAGCCGAAACCTCCAGCGCCTCCGGCATGGGCAATGATGCCACCGTCGAACTCTCTCCAGTTGCTGGACGAAACGTTCTCGGTATCCGGGACGGAATTATCCGCGACCAAACAGCACTGAGAACGCTTCAGGAATACATCAGGACGCAATGCCTTCGATGATAGCGATAATTTTACTCATCATCCTTCACATCTGGCTCTGTAGACAGGGTGGTGATCACTTCTGGAGTGAATCCAGATTAAACATCTCATTGCTGATGCTTGATATTGAGCATCTGGCGCGCGGTAAGGGGCTGCGTTGAGATAAGAGCCAGTCATCACAAACACCAGGATTTAGCCTCGCATTCGCGGGGCTTTTTTGTGTCCTCAGTAAACGCGCATCGCAGCGCATATAAACCCCGAGTCTTTCAGAAAGCTGAGCCTGAGAATTGCCGTATATGGTGGCGACCATCTCGGGGACGGCTTTTCTGTGCGAACAGGCTCATCTTTCTAAAAGGTAAACGCTATGAATAACTTTGTTGAAATTACCTCAAGAATTGGTCGCATGTACCAAGATTTTCTTATAAGTGGAAAGGGATCTGGCGACATCATAGAGGAAATTGACAAGCTAAGTGCAGAGCTGAGAAGGAATGGGTGTGTTAATTCTATCTTTTTTGAAACTTTGCTAAAGCAAGGCTTCATGTTTGACATGATTAATTACAACAAAGTCGCACCCAGTGCTTCGCAAAAATCATATGTGTACGTTCTGCATGCTGAAGATAGTGGGCTAACAAAAATAGGGTTTAGTCGCAGGGTTAATAAACGAATTTCAGAGATATCTCGCATGAGTGGTGGGAAGCTAAATCTAATTGCAAAGATTCCGGCCGATAGAGAGCTTGAAACCAAATTGCACCAAAAATATTACAACTATAGGTCGCACGGGGAGTGGTTTAGTCTCAATCGTTGTCATTTGAAAGAGCTAAAAGAAATGCCTGGTAACGAACTGAAATAATCCCCGGACTCACCAATTAACGGCAGTACAGCGAAACAACCCAAGCCAGTAAGTGGGGGAATAACACTGGCAGCCACTGAAAGATGAACCTCCAGCCTTATGGCAAAAAAGATTCTTTGTGGTGGCGGACTGATGGAAAGACATCCTAATCAAGCAACCACTCTACAGGGTCATAATTATGAACGACCAGCAAATCGAAAAAGAAATCGTTGAGAAAGGCAAAACGGCACCGCGCGTTACGCCCCAATATATCGAAAGCATCATTCTTGAAGAGCATTTCTTTACTGCTTATGACGGTATTCGTGCCGCCAATATGGGCGTTGGCGATGCGTGGACAGCGCATAAATCTACAGACCTCCTTACTTTCTGCGTACTGGTGCTGAAGAATGGCTTCACCGTCACCGGAGAGAGCGCCTGTGCAAGCCCGGAAAACTTTGATGCAGAAATTGGTCGGAAGATTGCCCGGCAGAATGCTGTAAACAAAATCTGGATGCTTGAAGGTTACTTGCTGAAGCAGAAGCTAAGCGAACAGTAGTTATTACAAAAGCCATTCCCTACAGAGTGGCTTTGATAATGGCTTATACCCTACACGGGATAACTTAACTGATATCCCTTTTAACGGATAAACGGAGCCAACAATGGCAGAGATTATTCCCATGACTGAAGAACAGAAATTCAAGTTAGAAATTTACCGACTGCTATCTAAGAACAATTCAGCGGCAGAGGAAGCTTTTGCATTCATTGGTGCTGACCAACTGAAACTGGAATTGTTCAAGTTGCACTACAACGATGGCGGTGCAAATCCAGACTTCACATCTCGCACTATCGAAGCGGTGCGTAAATCGAAGGAAGCGTTAGACCTGTTCACTACCGGAGCATGATGTGAGCCGCGTAATCAATTTGGGTAAGGAGAAGAAATTCCCAATTACTCAAGAGCTATACAAGCGGCTGGAAAGCGTCATCCATGATTACGATGGTGAAATCAGTTTATGCGAGGCGATTGGCACACTCGAATTGCTGAAGCAGTCACTGATTGAAGGCGCGAAAGAGTCCTCAACCTGAAATGACAATTAAGTGAGATAAATATGGCGACTGAACCAAAAGCTGGTCGCCCCTCTGATTATATGCCGGAGGTGGCTGACGATATCTGCTCGTTGCTTTCTTCTGGCGAAAGTTTGCTGAAAGTATGTAAGCGTCCTGGCATGCCGGATAAGTCCACTGTTTTCCGCTGGTTGGCAAAGCATGAGGATTTTCGCGACAAGTACGCGAAGGCAACTGAGGCACGAGCTGATTCTATTTTCGAAGAGATATTCGAAATTGCTGACACTGCGATTCCAGATGCTGCTGAGGTGGCAAAGGCAAGACTTCGCGTTGATACCCGCAAATGGGCGCTGGCCCGAATGAATCCCCGTAAGTATGGCGACAAGGTAACTAACGAGCTTGTCGGCAAAGACGGCGGCGCAATCCAGATTGAAACATCACCGATGAGCACTCTATTCGGAAAATGACCTCGATTAATCCTATCTTTGAACCGTTCATTGAGGCGCATCGCTACAAAGTCGCCAAAGGCGGTCGAGGTAGCGGTAAGTCATGGGCAATTGCGAGGCTGCTTGTTGAAGCGGCGCGTCGGCAGCCAGTGCGTATTCTCTGCGCTCGTGAACTGCAAAACAGTATCAGCGATTCGGTAATCCGGCTGCTTGAAGACACCATAGAGCGTGAAGGGTATACGGCTGAGTTTGAAATTCAGCGTTCCATGATTCGTCATCTCGGAACGAATGCTGAGTTCATGTTCTACGGCATCAAAAACAACCCGACGAAGATTAAATCGCTCGAAGGCATTGATATCTGCTGGGTGGAGGAAGCGGAAGCGGTAACGAAGGAATCATGGGATATCCTGATACCAACCATCCGCAAGCCGTTCTCTGAAATATGGGTGAGCTTTAACCCGAAGAACATACTCGACGATACCTATCAGCGATTCGTTGTAAATCCTCCCGATGATATTTGCCTGCTGACGGTGAACTACACCGACAACCCGCACTTTCCTGAAGTTCTCCGTCTGGAGATGGAAGAGTGTAAACGCAGAAACCCGACACTGTATCGTCACATCTGGCTTGGTGAGCCAGTGAGCGCAAGTGATATGGCAATCATCAAACGTGAATGGCTTGAAGCTGCTACCGATGCGCACAAGAAACTCGGATGGAAAGCGAAAGGCGCTGTTGTCTCTGCGCATGACCCGTCAGATACAGGACCAGATGCTAAAGGTTATGCATCGCGTCACGGTTCGGTAGTTAAGCGCATTGCCGAAGGTCTGCTGATGGACATCAACGAGGGTGCTGACTGGGCTACTTCGCTGGCGATTGAAGACGGCGCTGACCATTACCTGTGGGATGGTGATGGTGTTGGTGCCGGGCTACGCAGACAGACAACGGAAGCGTTCTCCGGCAAGAAAATCACCGCCACGATGTTCAAGGGCAGCGAATCGCCATTCGATGAAGATGCACCATATCAGGCCGGAGCATGGGCTGATGAAGTCGTGCAGGGCGACAACGTTCGCACTATTGGCGATGTGTTCCGTAATAAGCGAGCGCAATTCTATTACGCGCTGGCTGACAGGCTGTATCTGACATATCGGGCGGTTGTCCACGGTGAGTATGCAGACCCCGACGACATGCTGAGTTTCGACAAAGAAGCGATAGGCGAGAAGATGCTGGAGAAGCTGTTTGCAGAACTGACGCAGATTCAGCGCAAATTCAATAACAACGGGAAGCTGGAGCTTATGACTAAGGTCGAAATGAAGCAGAAGCTCGGTATTCCATCTCCTAACCTGGCTGATGCGCTGATGATGTGTATGCATTGCCCGGAGTCGGCTGCGCAACCCGACTATTCCAGTTACTCAATTCCTTGTGGTGTAGGTTGATATGGCAGAAAAAAAGATGACTGACTGGCATCGCAAGGTGCTGTGCAACTTTGATAATGCCTGGTCAGCAACGCAGGATATGCGTGAGCAGATTATTGAGGCTCAACGTTTCGTCCGGGTATCCGGCGCACAGTGGGAAGGCAGCACAAACGCTGGTTACTCATTTGATGAAGGCAGGTTTGAGCATTATCCGCGCTTTGAACTAAATAAGATTGCCCGTGAATGTGATCGCATCATTGGCGAGTATCGGCAGAATCGCATCAGCGTTAAATTCAGGCCGAAGGATGACAAGGCATCGGAAGCGTTAGCCGAAAAGATGAACGGCAAATTCCGCGCTGATTATCAGGAAACATCCGGTGGCGAAGCGTGTGATAACGCATTTGATGATGCTGTAACGGGCGGATTCGGTTGTTTCCGCATGTGTGCTGATTACGAAGATGAAATGGATCCGAGTAACGAGCAGCGACGCATCAGCCTTCTTCCTGTTTACGACCCAGCGACATGCGTCTTCTTCGATCAGGACAGCAAGCAATATGACCGCTCTGATGCTATGTGGGCTATGGAAATGTTCTCCATGACGCCTAAAGCGTTCGAGGCTGAATACCCTGATTCCATCGCGGCAAGCCTTTCTCGTGATGACACTGGCACTCAATATGACTGGTCAACGCCAGATGCCATCTATGTTGGACGTTACTACGAAGTCCGCATAGAGAAGGTGAAGCTCACAGCATGGCGTAACCCTGTCAGCGGAGAAACGGCAATCTATGATGAAGAGCAAATCAAAGATATTGTCGACGAGCTGACCGATGGTGCATTCGAACTGATTGGCGAGCGAACGGTGAAGAAGCGCCGCGTTTATTGCGGTCTTCTGTCTGGCGCTGAATGGCTGGAAGAACCGAAGCGTATTCCGGGCGAACATATTCCTCTCATCCCGGTATATGGGCGTCGCTCATTTGTTGATAATCAGGAGCGAATCGAAGGCCACGCAGCAAAAGCGATGGATGCGCAGCGTCTTGAGAACCTGATGGTTTCCATGATTGCAGATAACGCTACTCAGGCTGGCGGTGATGGCATTCCTGTAGTTGATGTTGACATGATTCCTGGTCCTCTTGCCACTCATTGGGCGGAGCGCAACAAAAAGCGCCCGGCGTTCCTGCCGATGGTCAGTCTGAAAAACAAAAACGGAGATATTACTGCGCAGGCTCAGGTCAGCAGTTATACACCTCCGACACAAATGCCGCCAGCTCTTGCCGGGCTATTGCAGTACACCGGAACGGCTATTCAGCAAATTACAGGTGCGTCGCAGCTTGAGAACATGCCGAGCAACGTCGCCACCGATACCGTTGATAGCATCTTTAACCGGATGGATACGCAGTCCTATATCTACATGGACAACATGGCTAAATCCATGCGTCGCGCTGGCGTTGTGTGGCTTTCTATGGCGCGTGAAGTCTATGGCAGCGATACGCCAATGCGCATCGTTAATGAGGACGGCAGCGATGACGTGGCGCTGATGACTGGTGAAGTGGTTGACCGTCAGACAGGGCAGGTTATCGCGCTTAACGACCTTTCGCAGGGTAACTATGAAGTGACTGTCGATGTCGGTCAGTCGTTCGCTACTCGCCGTGATGCAACGGTTAAGTCGTTACTTTCCATGCTGGCACTTATCCCACCAGGAACGCCGAAGCACGACCTTGTATCGTCGATGATTCTCGACAATATGGATGGCGAAGGGATGGACGACCTTAAAGAATACAACCGCAATCAGTTGCTTCTGTCTGGAGTTATCAAGCCGAGAACGCCAGAAGAGCAGCAGATGGTTGAGCAGGCGAAACAACAACAGGCCAGTCAGCCAGATCCGGCTATGGTTGCTGCGCAAGGTCAGCTTCTTGCTGGTCAGGCTGAATTGCAGAAAGCGCAGAACGAACAGGCAGCCATTCAGGTTAAAGCATTCCAGGCACAGACGGATGCTCAGGTTGCTGCGGCAAATGTTGTGAAAATCCTCGCATCTGCCGATAGCCAGCAAAAATCTGATATCCGTGAGGCGCTGAAACTGCTCGGACAGTTCCAGCAACAGCAAGGAGATAATGCCCGTGCTGATGCAGAGCTTGTCCTGAAAAGTCAGGCACAGGGCCATGCGCAGCGCATGGACATCAGCAGCATCCTGCAAAAATTAACTCAGCAACAACCACAGCAGTAATTAACCCATAACGTGCAATGGCTGTCTTTATGAGGCCTGGCACCCTATTGCCTTCCGATGGGCTGAACATCGAGTAAACAGGGGGAACAAATGGACCAGATGGCAGAAAACACACCAGAAGTTGAAATCGAAACCGATACATCAGAGAAGATTCCTGATGATGTCGAACTGGCTGAAGAAGTCGAAACAGAAGATGGCAGTGAGTCCTCCGGCAATGATGCAGAGGAAGCTACTGAAACTGATGACGACGAATCAGAACAGGAATTCTACTTTGGTGATGAAAAGCTGGATTCGCCAACCAGCGAAGATAGCGCAGAGCATGGACTGGTAAAACACCTGCGCAAGACGATTAAAGAGAAAGACCGCGAGCTGAAAGAGCTGATGCGTCAGTCTCAGAAACCCGTCGAGCAGCAGCCGGTAATCACTCAACCACCGCGAATGCCAAAACTGGATGATGAGGACATCGGTTTCGATGAAGAAATCTATCAGCAACGCATGGCTAAGTGGGCAGAGGATAACGGAAAGTACCAGCAACAGGAGATGGCTCGCAAGCAGAAGGAGCAGGAGCTTCAGGCTGCTTATCAAGAGCGATTATCCAAATATCAGCAACGTGTTAAGGCTCTCAAGGTTCCTGGCTATCAGGAAGCAGAACAGGCCGTACTCGAGGAAATCCCCATCGAGACACAAAACGCGATCCTGTTTGAGTCAGAGAAGCCGGAAATCGTTGTTCTGGCGCTTGGTCGCAACGCTGAACTGCGCAAGCAACTGGCAGAAGCTACCAACCCCGTAGCAATTGGTCGTCTGCTGGAACGTATCGAATCTAAGGCCAGAATCATGCCAAAAGCAAAAACCACGGCAGCCACAACCCCGACAGTTAAGGGGAGCAACGGCGCAGTAATCAACAACCTCGACAAATTGAAAGCCAAGGCGCTGGAAACTGGTGACTGGACGCCGTATTTCGCCGCTAAAAAGGCAAAAAAATAACCTATCGGAGCATTAAGCATGGCTAACCAATTAGCAAAAGACCTTGAAATCATGTTCGAAAACTACGTTGAAGGCTTTGAGGCCGCCTGCGTAGTTTCCCGTAACGCTAAAAAATTCCGTCCCGGTGATACAGCAATGCAGCGAGCAGGTGATGTTCTGTATCGTCCGCAGCATTACCACATGAACATTGAGGAAGGCCTAGATCTCAGCGGCAAAACGCCAACAGCACTGGTTCAGCGCCTTGTTCCTTCTGTGTTCAAGGAGCCGAAAAACATTCTGTACACTCTGGATGCGCGTGAAATGCGTGACCCGGAACATAAAACTGAAGCTGGTCGCGCCGCAGGTATGCGCCTTGCTGCACAGATTGACTCTGACCTGATTTCCATGGTCACGCAGCGTGCTACTAACGTGATCACAATGGCTGACTCAACCACTGGTTCACAGGGCCGTGATTTGTGGAACTGTGCGGCAGGTATTGATGCCACCATGACGGCGATTGGTGTACCACAGGGTATCAACCGTCGCTCTTTCTGGAACCCCTTCAACTACAAAGACCTTGCTGGCGAGCTTGGTCACCGTGCCTACGCTCAGGGCGCAACCCTGACAGCATACGAAAAAGCGCAGATCCCTCCGGTTGCGTCCTTCGATAGCTACAAGACCGATATTTCTGGTCGTGTTCCGAAGGGTACAGCAACTTCCCTGACGCTGGCGGCTGAACCTGCGCACAAGGTTGAAGCGAAAGATGCCAACGATATGCCAGTGGATAACCGACAGGGGACTATTACGGTATCTGCATCTGGGTTGCAGGTTGGTGATGCGTTCACCATTGCTGGCGTGAATTCTGTACACCAGATCACCAAAGACACCACCGGGCAGCCGCAGGTATTCCGCGTTCTGGCAGTAAGCGGAACGACAGTGACTATCTCCCCGAAAATTCTGCCGCCTGACAACGCAGATGTCGCCAGCCGTCCATATGCAAACGTTGATGCTAACGCGGCAAATGGTGCAGCAATCACCATTCTCAACAAAAATGCCGCACCGGCCAACCTGTTCTGGGCTGATGGTTCTGTTGAGCTGATGTACGGCAAACTAGCGTTCCCGACTGGTCAGGGTCCACAGGTAATGACAGCAACCACCGAGCAGGGCGCTACGCTGATCATGTCTTACGCCTTCGACCACATCAAAGGCGTAACCACTGCGCGTTTCACCACTCTGTACGGTTGCTCTGTACTGGTTCCTGAATATACGGGCATCGTTATTGCCGGGCAGTAATTTAGGTGGGGCTTCGGCCCCATTTTTATTGGGAGAAGACAATGGCACGAACAATGCTCTATAAGCCGGGCAACATGATCACCTGTGGTCAGTTTGCTGTCGATTACATCATTGTTGATGACGAAGAAGTTAAATCTCACCTGAAAAAAGGTTGGGTAAAAACTCCTGAAGAAACCGCAACGAAGCAAAAAGTGGCTAAGGCGGAAGAAGATGGCGAAAACGAAGGGTGATCTCGTTCTAAAGGCTTTGCGAAAAGCCGGGCTGTATTCCAATGCCACGTTGACAGATGCTGACCCTCAGGCAATTGAAGATGCCATTAATGATCTCGAAGACATGATGGCAGCATGGCAGGCGAAAGGTATCGAGCTTGGATATCAGTTTGCTGATACAGAAAACGGCATCATGCCGTTACCTGACGATGATTCAGGTATCCCTGCATGGGCAAATGATGGCGTCGCTTTGAAGCTCGCTGTGCAGATGTGCATGGATAACGTCATTCAGCCGTCGGATGCTCTCCTTACCGCTGCTGACAGTGCATATCAGACAATCTGTATCGCTTTAACCAAAATACCACCACTTGAGCGGCGAAATGACATGCCTCGCGGTAGTGGTAACAAAAGCGCGTTTACGTGGAATCGGTTTTACATCGAGAAAGATAATCCGAGTACGTGAGGTGAATAAATGCCGATTCAGCAACTTCCGCTTATGAAAGGTGTCGGCAAAGACTTTCGAAGCGCCGACTATATCGACTATCTGCCAGTGAATATGCTGGCTACACCCAAAGAAATCCTCAACAGCAGCGGATATCTTCGCTCATTCCCGGGCATTGCCAAACGTTCCGACGTGAACGGCGTATCGCGGGGCGTCGAGTACAACATGGCGCAGAATGCTGTTTATCGCGTATGTGGTGGCAAGCTGTATAAGGGCGAAAGTGAAGTCGGTGATGTTGCCGGAAGTGGTCGTGTATCAATGGCGCATGGTCGTACATCTCAGGCTGTAGGCTTTAATGGTCAACTGGTCGAGTATCGCTATGATGGCACGGTTAAAACCGTCTCAAACTGGCCTACAGACAGCGGATTCACGCAGTATGAGTTAGGTTCGGTTCGCGACATTACGCGCTTACGTGGGCGTTATGCGTGGTCAAAAGACGGCACTGATTCATGGTTTATCACTGACCTTGAGGACGAATCGCATCCTGACCGTTACAGTGCTCAATATCGCGCAGAATCGCAGCCGGACGGCATCATAGGTATCGGCACATGGCGAGATTTCATCGTCTGTTTTGGTTCATCGACGATTGAATATTTCTCCCTGACTGGGGCAACCACCGTTGGTGCCGCTTTGTATGTCGCACAGCCATCGCTGATGGTGCAAAAAGGCATTGCCGGGACTTACTGCAAAACGCCGTTTGCTGATTCGTATGCGTTCATCAGCAATCCGGCAACAGGTGCGCCGTCTGTGTATATCATCGGCTCTGGTCAGGTATCACCAATCGCCAGCGCGAGCATTGAGAAAATACTACGCTCCTACACTGCTGATGAACTGGCTGATGGCGTGATGGAGTCTCTGCGATTTGATGCGCATGAGTTGCTGATTATCCATCTTCCGCGCCACGTACTCGTGTACGACGCATCTTCAAGCGCCAATGGTCCGCAATGGTGTGTGCTGAAAACAGGCTTATATGACGATGTGTACCGCGCTATTGACTTCATTTACGAAGGAAATCAGATAACGTGCGGCGATAAGCTGGAATCGGTTACCGGGAAATTGCAGTTCGATATCAGCAGTCAGTATGGGCTTCAGCAGGAACACCTGCTGTTTACTCCGTTGTTCAAAGCGGATAACGCCAGAGTGTTCGATCTTGAGGTTGAATCGTCAACTGGCGTTGCGCAGTACGCCGACCGCCTGTTCCTCTCTGCAACCACTGACGGCATAAATTACGGACGTGAGCAGATGATTGAACAGAATGAACCGTTCGTTTACGACAAACGCGTTTTGTGGAAGCGAGTCGGGCGCATCAGGAAAAATGTCGGCTTCAAATTGCGCGTTATCACGAAGTCACCTGTCACTCTGTCAGGCTGCCAGATAAGGATCGAGTAATGGCTGATTCGAATCTAAATGAGCCGGTAATCATCCAGGCTACGCGGCTCGACACATCAGTCCTTCCACGCAATATCTTCTCGCAGTCATATCTGCTGTACGTTATCGCACAGGGTACTGATGTTGGTAACGTGGCGAACAAGGCCAACGAAGCAGGGCAGGGCGCTTATGACGCACAAGTCAGGAACGATGAGCAGGATGTGATTCTTGTCGATCACGAAATTCGACTGGCATCAGTTGAAGCTAATATTCAGGACCACGAAACAAGGATCACTAACGCAGAAGCGGCGATAGTCGGCCTTGATTCGCGATTAACGACAGCAGAAAACGATATTGATTATCTGACGGATGAAGTTGTCGCCATTCAAAACACGCTTTCAGACCATGAGACGCGCATCGATGCTCTTGAGTATGCCACTACTCGCAAGAAATCAGAGGTTGTTTACTCTGGCGTATCTGTAACCATTCCGACAGCGCCGACCAACCTTGTTAGCCTGCTGAAAACGCTCACGCCGTCATCAGGCTCGTTGGCACCATTCTTCGACACCGTTAACAACAAGATGGTTGTGTTCAACGAGAACAAAACCCTGCTCTTCAAGTTGTCGATTGTCGGCACGTGGCCCAGCGGAACCGCCAACAGGTCAATGCAGCTAACCTTTTCCGGCTCTGTTCCTGACACGTTGGTCAGCAGTCGTAATGCGGCGACAACAACCGACAACATCCTGTTAGCTACGTTCTTCAGCGTGGATAAAGACGGCTTTCTTGCCACAAATGGCAGTACGTTAACCATTCAGTCAAATGGGGCGGCGTTTACTGCCACAACCATCAAAATCATTGCGGAGCAGTGATGATTCAGTTCAAACCAACGCGAAACATCGACCTGATCGAAGCAGTCGGAAATCACCCTGACATTATTGCCGGGAGCAACAACGGTGATGGATACGACTACAAACATGATTGCCGTTACTTTGAGGTGAACGTGCACGGGCAGTTCGGCGGCATTGTTTACTATCAGGAGATTCAGCCGCTGACATTCGATTGCCACGCCATGTACCTGCCAGAGATTCGCGGCTTCAGCAAGGAAATCGGGCTGGCGTTCTGGCGATACATTCTGACTAACACCACCGTTCAGTGCGTCACATCGTTCGCTGCACGCAAATTCCGCCACGGGCAGATGTACTGCGCAATGATTGGCCTTAAGCGTGTAGGAACTATCAAGAAATACTTCAAAGGCGTGGATGACGTGACGTTTTACAGCGCCACACGCGAAGAACTAATCGACTTCCTGAATCACGGGAGATAGCCATGTTATATGCATTTAAACTGGGCAGAAAACTGCGCGGCGAGGAACCTTATTGCCCTGAAAAAGGCGGGAAAGGTGGTAGCTCTGATAAAAGCGCAAAGTATGCAGCAGAAGCTCAGAAGTATGCCGCAGACCTGCAAAATCAGCAGTTCAACACCATCATGAATAACCTGAAGCCGTTTACTCCTCTGGCTGATAAGTATGTCGGCAGCCTCGAAAACTTATCGTCTCTGGAGGGGCAAGGTCAGGCACTTAACCAGTATTACAACTCTCAGCAGTATAAAGACCTTGCAGGTCAGGCTCGCTATCAGAGTCTGGCGGCAGCGGAAGCAACAGGTGGATTGGGTTCCACCGCAACCAGTAATCAGTTAGCAACAATCGCACCAACGCTTGGTCAGCAATGGCTATCTGGACAAATGAACAATTACAACAACCTGGCAAATATCGGTCTTGGCGCTCTTCAGGGGCAGGCAAACGCCGGGCAAACATATGCCAACAACATGAGTCAGATTTCACAGCAAAGCGCGGCGCTGGCTGCGGCAAACGCCAACCGACCGTCAGCATTGCAGCAGGGGGTTAGTGGTGCTGCATCCGGTGCGCTTTTGGGTGGTGGCATAGCCAGTGCTCTCGAGCTATCAACTCCGTGGGGTGCTGGTATTGGTGCTGGTCTTGGTCTGCTTGGTTCACTGTTTTAAGGGTTAATCAATGGCTACGTGGCAACAGGGTATTAATTCTGGTGGGTTTCTTGCTGGCATCGGTGCGCAAAATGAGAATGCGCCAAAGGCAAGCGACATTAACGCAACGCTTGGTCTGATCCGCGAAAACAATGAACTGGCTCGATCAGGCGCAAATAACGTTGGTCTGACCGCGTTACGTGGTCTGGCTGGAGTTGCTGATATTTATAAGCAGGAACAGCAACAGAAAGCTATTAGTGCGTTCAATAAGGTTCACGCTGATGCATGGGCTTCTGGTGATCCATCGGGACTATTTAAGTTTGCCCAGGAAAATCCAGCGTTTGTTGCACAGGCACAACAGGCGTTTTCCGGTCTTAATGAGCAGCAACGCAACGATATGGGCGATTTAGCCATGAGGGCTAACGTCGCTCTTTCTCAGGGACCGGAAGCCTACAGTAAATTCATTACTGACAACAAGGACAGGTTAAATCGCGTGGGTGCGAATGCTGACTGGATGATTCAGACAGGTATCCAGAATCCAGAGCAGCTATCACACATGCTGACTACTATGACGCTAGGGGCTGTTGGTCCGGATAAAATGCTGGATTATCAGGATAAGATGGTTGGTCGCCAACTTGAGAAAGGGCGATTGGATGAAAGCATCCGTCAGGCTGACATGGAGAACGCGAGAGGATGGGCAAATATCCAAAACGCTCAACTAGACAGGGCTCAGCGGGCACAAATGCATAATGATAACGTAGCCCTGAAGTTGCAGGAATTAGGGATGAAACAACAGGAAAGCGGAAAGATTGACCCAAAACTTGTTCGAGATCTGAATAGTGATATTAATGGGTTCTCAAAGAATTATTCTGCAATGCGCAGTGCTTCTGACAACCTACAAGCCCTTGGGAAGCGCAACACTCCAGCCGCGCAGTTGGGAATGATTTTCAACTATATGAAATCGCTGGATCCGCAATCTGTGGTACGCGAAGGTGAGCAAGTGCAGGTAAAACGCACTGATGGAATATTCGGCACACTTGGTAACTATGTTAGCCAATTATCTAACGGCAAGATGCTGAATAATGAGCAAGTCCAGGACTTAATCAACACCTCAAAACTGATGGCAAATACTGAAGGCGAAAAGTTTAACCAGCAAATGGATGATTATCTTTCAACTTATGGAGATTCTCTCCCCAGCGGACTAACTAAGCAATTGCAATCCAGAAAAGCCAAGCTGTATGAAGATATTCAGCAGCCTGCGCAACAACAGAGCAATAACCAACAACCGACAAATACCCAACAGCAGCAGAGTCAATCCGGATCATATACCTCAAAATCAGGCATTCAATTTACGGTGGAATGATGAAAGTAACTGCAAACGGAAAGACATTTACCTTCCCTGATGGTACGAGCACGGAAGATATTGGCACCGCCATTGATGAGTATTTTGCTGGTCAGGCTGTTCAGCAACAAACAGTTAATCAGGCCAATAATGAACCAGCACGTGAAGAACCATCATTGATGCAACAAGCTGGTGATTGGCTCACAGGTGGTCAAAGTGCAGGGCAAATTGCAGAACAGGCTGGTCGTGGTCTGGTAAACATACCATTTGACGTATTGCAGGGTGGCGCAAGTCTGATTAATGCAATCAGCCAGGGGCTTGGTGGCCCCAAGGTTTTGGATGATGTTTATCGCCCTGTCGATCGACCTACAGACCCTTACGCGCAAGTCGGTGAAACAATTGGTGGGTATCTCCTGCCAATTGGCACAGCGGCAAAAGCTGCTGGAGCGCCAGCAAAGCTCGCTGGAGATATCGGTTCCGCAGGAAACATGATTGCAGGTTCTCTTGCTGATGCTGCAAATCAGGAGGGCGACTTTGCACAAAATGCTGCCATTAACGGTGGTATCAATATTGGTGCTCAAGGCGTTCTTTCAGGTGTCGGGCGCGTTATTGCGCCAAGGGTTTCACAGGCTCTTGGTGGTGCAGCACTGAATTCTGCTAATGATGTTTCCAGGATGGCAAAGTCAGGTGCTGGGCGTCAGTCAATTGCCAGTCAGGCCGCTAATGTGTCCGAAGATGTAGCAAAAGCGGCTGAGTCTGCTGGAATTGATATAAACGCATTAACACCAGGAATGCGATCTGGAAGTCGTGGAATTGCACAAGCTGAAGGCGCATTGGCATCAACACCAGGAATTGTTCAGGACGCCCATCAGGCAGCATTTAACGAAATATCATCAAAGTTAAGTCGAAACCTTGATGAATTTGGGGCCGCATCTGGAACGGCATCAGAAAAAAGTGCGGCTATAAAACAAAGGATTCTTCAAAATCTTGATCAGATGAAGGATGCCGAGCGCGCGGCATGGGATGACGTGCGGTCAACAATGCCAAATCAAAAAGCAAGAATGCTAAATGGTAATGCCGTTATTCAGGCAGAGCGATCTGCTGGCATACCGCTTACTCCTGAAATGAAACAGTTTGTTCAGGCAAACAATCAAGGTGGAGTAACATTTGATGGCATGAAAGCATGGAGAGCGAAATTTGCTGATGCGGAGCAAAAATATAAGCGTAGCGGAGAGGCAAATGCGGCAAGGAGAGCAGGGGAAATACGCCGGGCAATTACTGATGATATGCGCACAATGGCGGAAAACGGCGGATTTCTTGATGACTGGCAGAAAGCTAATGATCTGTCTAAAGCGAGGTTATCAGCACAAGAGAGTGCAGAGTCTGTTTTCGGGCGTGATTTGGCAACAGATGCACTGATTACGAATGGAGTAAAATCCCTTCAATCATCGTCAGCTAAAGGTCTTAATGGTCCTGCTGGGTTCCATTCTATGATCCGCGCGCTGCCAGAATCAGAGCGTGTTCCTGCTATATCATCAATGTTGCAAGATGCTATCTCGCATGGTGTACGTGGTGGCAAAGCTGATGCAGCAGGAATTAACCATATCGCAGGGATACTTACCCCACAAAATGTAAAAGCCATTAGCAGATATTCCTCAGATCTCGGAAGAATTGCTGATGCATATGGCACTCTTGCAAGAGCAGCAGTGAAACCTCAGCAGTATATTGAAAGAACAGGGAGAACTGCCAATGTACTACGCGATCTGGATGCCGGTTTATCCAACGTCACATCAACAGTGTTAAATGCAATTGCCAACTCAACATCAGGTGCCATTGTTGGTGGAGCAGGAGGGGGCATTGCAGGCGCTGCCGCAGGTGCTTTAGTTGGCGCCGGGTTAAAAGGCGCTGTATCTAAAATTGCCACCACACGTAGTGGTCGGTATGCGATAGAGAAAGCAGTTCAGGAAGCCACTAAAGCAGTAAGAGCAGGCGGAAGCAAAGAGGCATTAGTGGCGGCGGAACGCAGATTTATGGCAAATAAAGCTGCCGTAAAAGCAATACGCGATGCTATTGGTAGCGATGAATTCAATCGCTTGTCGAGAGCTGGTATTGTCGCCTCGTTAAGCGGTATGAATGAATATGAATAGTTTTATCTACTGTTGCATATAACTGTGTTTCCAAATCCTGATAAGACTTAAGAATAAGAATTACCTCCTTCAGTACATAACTACTGACAGATAACCAACGCAACGACCCAGCTTCGGCTGGGTTTTTTTATGCCAAAAATTCACCGTAGCCATGCTGCGGCGATTCCTTGCATCTGGAGCAAATTAGATGACAGACATTACAGCCAATGTTGTAGTGAGTATGCCTTCGCAACTCTTCACTATGGCGCGTTCTTTTAAAGCCGTAGCTAATGGCAAAATTTATATCGGTCAGGTTGACACTGACCCGGTAAATCCTGAAAACCAGATCCCTGTATATCTGGAACGAGAAGATGGCTCTCATGTTCAGGTGGCGCAGCCAATAGTTATCAACGCTGCTGGATATCCGGTATATAACGGGCAGATCGCCAAGTTCGCAACTGTACAGAATCACTCCATGGCTGTGTATGATGCATATGGTGCACAACAATTCTATTATCCTGATCTACTGAAATATTCTCCAGACCAGTTAAGGGCTGAGCTTTCTGGCCCTGATGGCGCATCTCTGGTTGGTTATGGAGGCACAACCGTAAAGATTGAGCTGGAGATCTTGAAAGCTACACATGATTCATTAACTGCTAAAACAGGGTTTAACGCTATTGGCCGCTTTCTCAATCTTTCAGAGCTTCGCTCCTGTGTTCCAGAGGAGGCAGGGCAGATTGTATACGTAGCCTCAGCAGCTAGCACTACACATGCTGAAAACCACCTTGGTGGCGGCTTTTTCGAGTCTGTTGATAACATTCAGGCGTGGGCTGATGATGGTGGAATTGTAATCAAGCCAGAAACTGGAACGATGGTATGGAGACGATTTAATTTTACCACTTACGACATGCAATTTTGGGGGGTGAAACCTGACGGAGTAACAGATAATGCGACAGCCATAACTCTTGCAACTAACTTTGCTCGCTCAAACAAATGCATTCTAGAGGCTCCTGCTGGAAACATAAATACATCAAAAACAATCCCAATTTATGACAATATGGGAATTAGAGGCCATGGAAAGGCTGAAGCGACAGTTTTTTATAAAACAACAAATGACAAAATAGATCTCACAAAAAATGGAGAGGTAATTCTTCAGGTGGATGCATTATGTGCTTTTATACCAAAGCAATGGGATCTAACGGATAACTCAATGAGTTCATTTTGTGTTAACGGTAGAGTTGAAAACTGCATGTTTAGAAGGCTTGGTTTAACACAAGAAAACGTAGATTCTTATAGAAATTATTACGGATTGTTTTTAGGAAAATCAGCAGCACCAGTTATCAGACAGTCAATTTTTGAATGTGCTTATATCGGCTGCTTCTCTTATGTACCGTTCTCTGGCGTAATGGAAATGGTAGGTTTCCCACAATATCCCGGGAAAGGATATGCTGGAGTTTTATTTGAAGATTTTAGGGATGGTCAAATAAGAGTAATAGGCACCTCTATGGATATGCGCCTTGTTCAGGTTAACGGTTACCAGTTGTCATTTAGAATGTCCGGAATGCAATATACTACCATGACCAATTGTACAGCTGAAAACTGCACGCCAATGGATGGGGAATCAATTTGCTATGCATTTGATTTTGTAAATCCTTATTGCATTGTCATGAATACTTGTGCAACAGAATTTGTTAAGGGTGGGCAACTGCGTGTTAGCGTTCAGGGAAACCCATCATTCAGACCATCTATTATTGTCAATGGCTTTCTGCCAATTGATCAACAAAGCCCGGTAATGCAAACACCTATAATAGATATTGATAATGGTGGCGTAGTTGAAATGAGTGTCATATTAAATGGTGGAGATTGGGCTATAAATCCATCTGCTGCAAATTTAACCGTACCAAGAGCAAGCGGTTCTAAGTTGAAGGTAAGGATGATAGGGGTAAATGGGTCTCCGAAATCAATCTGGAACATCTCTGGTAACGCAGATGTTCAGGAGTTTTGAATTTACAAGTATTGACATAGCTCATAGATGAAACTAACCTGCCAAGATCATTAATGATATTGGCAGTGTTATGACTCAGAAAAACAAAATTATTCATAGCCTTACATCACTTCGAATGCTTGCGGCTCTTGGTGTATTTGTTAGCCATCTAGGCATTTTGTCTCAGTCTTCGATCTCGCAGTTCAATGTTGCGGCAAAATACTTTTTTAATGGTTATATAGGGGTTACTTTCTTCTATATTCTTTCCGGATTTATTATTAATTACAGCTTTAGTAAGCATATGGAAGAAGGTAAATTTAGCAACAAGGACTTCATAGTTTACAGACTCGCGAGATTATTTCCTGTTCATATTATATCATTGATATGTGTCCTTTTTATATTTGGCTATACAAAAAACTTTGAGGCTATAAATAAAGAGTCATTAATATATAATGCGCTATTGGTTCAATCATTTATCCCTATCTCAGATTACTATTTTTCTTTTAACCCCGTATCATGGAGTATCTCGTGTGAGATGTTTTTTTATTTATCTTTTTGTCTTCTTGTAAAGTTTAAGTCACGATATCTAACAAGTACTCTTTTGGTAATTGTTATTGTTAATTTATTTTTTTTATTGAACCCACCAGTTAATATTTCATCACACTGGCTGTTTTATATAAATCCATTTTTCAGGATTGGCGATTTTATTATTGGTGTATTAATCAGTAGAGTGTTTCTTGCTAAAAAAGTAAATATAAAACCTGCGATATGTAGTGCCATGGAGATTGGCTCTCTGTTTTTTTTGGCGTTTACCGTATATGTAGCAACAAATTATGTTTCGTACATGAATATAAAATATGATCTTCTTTATATCCCATGTATGGCTATGATAGTAATAGCGTTTGCATTTGATGGCGGGGTGATTTCTAAATTTTTATCTAACAGATATCTAATTCTATTAGGAGAGGCATCCTTCTCATTTTACATGTTCCACTGGATCATAATTTCTAAGCTAATGGAAATAATGCAACCAAACAAAAATGATGTACGTGATGTTATATTTTATATAGTTTGCTGTCTGGGTATTTCTATATTTTTCTCTATTATATCATTTAAATTAATTGAGATGCCGGCAAATAAAATAATAAGAAATGCATGGGCAAAGATGAACTTGAAATTAAGCACAAGAAGAAGTCTTTAA